AAATTCAATATTTGAATGAAGTCGCTGAGAATTTCAACTTAGAAAAAGGATATATAGATAATACAAGAGGTGAGTTAGAAGATAGGGGACTAAATACTGTATGGCACTCTATGACTTTTTCAGTGAAAAGTAAACGAACTATGGCACAAATATTTGAAGAATATGTCATGTCAGAGAATTTAAGTTTGGTAAGAGATGAAAGGCAGAAACAGCAAATATTATCTGTTAGTAATGATCTTAAAGCACCTGAGACCCCTATGGGGCATGGAGATGCTTTCTTCTCAATAGCTATGGCATTACAAGCAGCTTATGAAACAACTATCTACAGATATGAAAGTTTAGGTAGTGCTGCTGATTGGTTAGATGCAGTAGACCCTGACGATAAAAAAGATGTAGAAGAAAAAACAAAGTTACCTGACCTGTCAAAATGGACAGGAAATGAGTATAATAGTAAGACAGAAGAATCACAAACAGCCCCCAACCCAGACTGCAAAGAGATGGTATGTATGCCTAGCTTTTGGGTACAAGAAAGAAATTTATGTCTGTACTGTGGGTACAGAGGATAGAGAAAGGAGAACACATTGGTCACGCAATTAACACAACAAGCAGAAACAGTCGCAACAAGTCGGTACTACTTAAAAGACGAAAACAATGAAGTTATCGAAACAGCAGATGACATGTTTGAAAGAGTAGGTCAAGCTATAGCAAAAGTAGATATGCAACTATATAGTCAGCTAGCTGCTGATGCAGCATTAACAGCTATAGATTTTACAGACATAATGAAGAGCTTAAAGTTTATACCTAACTCACCTACATTAATGAACGCAGGAACTGAGCAAGGAACTTTATCAGCATGTTTTGTACTACCTTTAAAAGATAGTATGGAAGACATTATGAAAACTGCTCACGATATAGCTATGGTTCAAAAATTTGGAGGTGGTACAGGATTCTCTTTAAGTGAACTAAGACCAAGAGGTGATCGAATAAAGACAACGCATGGTATTGCATGTGGTCCAATACAAGTATTACAAACACTATCAAGAGTATCTTCTATGATTACTCAAGGTGGTAAGAGAGATGGTGCTAATATGGCAGTGATGTCAGTATACCATCCTGATATTTTAGACTTTATTGATTGTAAAAAAGTAGAAGGTGATATACACAACTTTAATATTTCAGTAGGAGTGGATGCAGAATTTATGAAAGCAGTTGAAGCAGGTATAAAGTATTCACTAATCAATCCTAAGAGTAAACAAGTAGTAGGTGAATTAAATGCTAGAGAGGTATTTGATAAAATAGTATATGGAGCATGGAGAAATGGTGAACCGGGAATGATATTCTTGGATAATGTTAACAAAGATAACCATGTAAAAGCGGAATATGGTGAAATGATTGCTACAAATCCATGTGGAGAACAACCTTTATTAGGAAATGAGTCTTGTAACTTAGGTTCTATCAACCTAGCAAAGTTCTATCACGAAGATTATAATGATGTTGATTGGTATGAATTAGAAAAAACTGTAAAATCAGCAGTGCATTTCTTAGACAATGTAGTAGACGCAAATAAATACGCTACTCCTGAAATAGAACAAATGACTAAAGCAACTAGAAAAATAGGTCTAGGTGTAATGGGCTTTGCAGATCTGTTAATTCAGCTAAAAGTTCAGTATAATAGTATAGAGGGGCGTAAATTAGGTAAAGATATTATGTCTTTTATAAGAGAGAAGGCTGATTTACAGTCTAAGAAAATAGCTAATGAGAGAGGTGTATTTCCTGCATGGGACAAAAGTGACTATGGAGAAGATGAAAAATACAGAAATGCCTGTAGATTAACAGTAGCTCCAACAGGAACTATCTCCATGTTAGCAGATACTTCTAGTGGTATAGAGCCAACCTTTGCTCTAGCTTGGAAAAAGTCAAACATACTAGAAGGACAGACTTTGTATTATGTGAATAAATACTTTGAGGCAGATGCTAAAAAACATGATTTTTATTCAGAAGATTTAATGGAACATTTATCTCAAGGTGGTTCTTTACAAATAAGAGAAGATGTACCACCATGGGCAAAAGAAATATACATTACTGCTCCTGAGATATCTGCTGAAGATCATGTTGAGATGCAGTCAGCTTTCCAAGAGGATTGTGATTCAGGTATATCAAAAACAATTAACTTTCCTAACGAAGCAACTATTGCTGACGTTGAAGCTGCTTATGTACATGCTTGGAAGCTAGGTTGTAAAGGTATTACAGTTTACAGAGCTGGTAGTAGGGATAAAGAAGTATTGGTAAAAGGCACTGAAGAAAAAGAAAACAATGATATCACAGAACAATTAAGTTTTTTCGATGTGATCGAAGAACCAGAATTAACATATGAATGTTGTGAGTCCCCTAACATAGTTATGGAATCTGGATGTGAAACTTGTAAAGTCTGTGGATGGAGTATGTGCCATGTTGCTTAATAAAACTTTTAGTATTTTAACTAATATAATACAAAAAGCAAGAAAGAAAAAATCAACAGTTAATCAGGCTGGTAATTACACTAAGGCTGCTATGAGAAAACGTCAGTTTGCTTCTATCAAAGCTGGTAGTAAGGGTGGTGCTCCCGGACAGTGGTCCGCTAGAAAAGCTCAATTACTTGCACAAAGATATAAAAAAGCTGGTGGGGGATATAGGAAGAAATAATGGCTAAGACTAAAGGACAAAAATCTCTTAGTAGGTGGACCGATCAAGATTGGGACTATGTTACTGAAAGAGATAAGAAGAAACCTAAAAGTAAACGTGGTAGATATTTACCTAAAAAAGTACGTTCAGGTTTAACCTCATCGCAAAAAGCTGCTACTAATAGAAAAAAACGAAAAGCAGGTGGTGTAGGTAGTAGAGCTGAGTATTCAAAAAAAGTAGCAAGAAGGGTAGGAAGCATATCTAAACTTGTAAAATATTTAAAAGAACTTGCATAACATTTGACATAGATGTGTCAAATATGATATAATAGAGTTAAGTACAGAAAATAATAGGAGGTCAATTATGGCTATAGGAAGTTTATTAAGGGACAGAGATGTTCAATATGTTGCTATCAAAGATGATTCAACTAAAACATGGAGAATATTAGATACATGGAGTCCAGCATTAAAGGATTTTGATTCTGAAGACGACATCCCAGATAATAATGATGCAGTAGCTATCATAACTGAAGCTGCGTTTATTGCATTAATTAAGGAAGCTACTCGTTTAGGTGTATTAGAAAATGCTTCTTTAGGCAGTGGTGAAGTAAATGATGAAGATTTACTTGCATTAGAGCGTGAAAATCAAGAATTACACGAAAAACTGTCGAAAATGGAAGAAAATGTAGTAAAATATAAAGAGGGACCAAAAAAACCTCGATACTCAGAAAACTATGCAATAAAAGATAGAGCAATTCAAGCTATTATTAATCTTGCAGGTATGGCTGATGTAGAAAAAATAAGTGAGGATAATTAATTATGGCAAAACTATCAGAATTTCTTCCAGACGTTCCAGAAGTTGCTAAAACAATTGCTAATTTAAACGAACAAATTAACTTATTGCAGTTGTCAAAAGCATCAGGAGATACAGGACAAGCTCCAACCATTGGTCTTGATCATGTTGTAAATACATGGGTAAGACACCAAATGGCGTATCGTCAACAACTCGTAATGGATTTACAGACTATTACCTATTCCGTACAAGAAATACGAGGTCCATTGACTCACATAACAGGTGAAGTCTTTAGACGTGGAATGAAGATAAAAGCTAAAGTGAAGGATCCTGATAAGACACAATTAGTAAGATTTAATAAATTCTTTGCTGATGCAAACGTATTTGACCAAAGTCTTGAAGAAGTTTTAAGACAATTCCACTATGATATTAACTCTATTGATGATGGTTTCTTATATCTAGCGAAAGAATATGAAGAATTACCTAATGGTAAACTAGGGGCAAAAGTAAAAGAAATTAGAAGGTTAAACCCTGCATTAGTAGAATTTGACTTAGATGCAGCAGGATTACCTAAAAATGCACATTTTATGTGTCCTATAGATAGAACTGATGTAGCTGAAGAACCGGGTATGTCTAAAAAAGGTTATAAGAGAATAGCTGCGATGTATAAGTATTATCACAGAAACCAACATATGTATTTAGCAGATTCAGAAGTAATACATCTATCTAAATTTTCACCATCTGAAACTTACGGATGGTCACCTATACTAACAGTATTTGAGAAAGCTCTTACCTTAATTGGTATGGATAAAAACTTATACAGATATTTCTTTGAAAGAAAGATGCCTGCTTCTATGATCATGGTAACTACTGATGATCCTGAAAGTTTAAGAAGGGAAAGAGCACATATAGCGGCTCAAACAAGACTTGATCCTAACTTTATACCAATGATAGCAGTATCAGCAAGGAACAATAGAGGTAGAGTTGACATGGTAAGAATGTTCCATACATTACAAGAGATGGACTATATGCCAGTTAAACAAGAAATTAGAGAAAGAATTGCATCTATGTGG